CCCAGTCATGCGAGGCATTAAGTGCTCTAACCTGCGCAAGCATCTGTTCGGTTATTGCATCTCGCGATGGCTGTATGGCGTCATTTGTGGTCTGCCCGATGGCAGCCTTCAATTCGTCTTGCGCATTCTTGTAATTCTTCATGGAAACGTCAGCGCTGTTCTGTAATATGCCAGCATACTGGCCATATTTTGTATTGATGATATCGACAGCGTCACCATTCTCAAGTTGTGTTCTTGTCAAATCATGTATAGCAGGGTCGTATTGCATCAGTCTTCCAGAGGCTCCCGAAAACGTTCTGTCTAACTGCTGCATTGCCTCGTCAAGCGTTATTCCCGTGGCATTGGACAAGCCAAGAGCGGCGTTCGTCAGAGAGTCTATCTGTTCCGTCGTCCTCCCTGTAGAGGCCAGCATCGTCACCATCTGCTTTGCAGAATCGTCAGAGGCCCCTGTCATCCTCATTATTTTCTCCACTGCATCATTCATAGATGCGGTGAAATCATTTGAGCCCTTTGACGAATTGGCTATCGCTGACTGGAAAAGCAATTCAGACTTCTGGTTCTCGGCAAAGGCTTCGTTGAGATCTCCTATGATCTTTACAATTGCCAAGAACGCGACTGTCAGACCGGCAGGTCCCTCGATGAAACTTTTTATAAGCTCTCCAGCATCCCCAAAGCTCCCTAGTTTGGCGATAGCGCCTTCTAGAGCGTCCTGAAATGCCTGAGTATCAGCACCTATCGCAACGTTGATGGCATCGGTCGTTTCACTCATAAAAACCTCGCATCCACCGTCTGTGCATCGTCTTCGATTCCGTTACCGTAGTCCATCTCAATCTCGTTGCCATTGGCGATATAGGTAGCTAATTTATTCCTACCTATCTCTATATTTCTCCACTCGCGAATCATGTTCATGATCGTTCGCGGAGTCGTTTCCCAAAACTCAATCTCCGACAACCCCAGTTGGCCACGGGCCATCGTGTGCCAATAGGCCCACGGCCAATCATCTAGGGCGTCGTCTTCGTAGGGTCCGCGTCACTTCTCGCCTTTGGAGTTGAAACGATGATGGCAGCCCATATCAAGACCCTAATCCCGACAATCTCGGAAAGCGTTAAGCCGTCGACGATATCCGAAACCACTTCGCGCGTGATATCCTTGTCTGAATACGACAGCGCGGCATGGAGCCATGTGATGTAGGTATCGTAGAAGTCATCGTCGATCGCTATTGGCGCATCCTCGCCCGTCTCGTCCTTGTGCGGAGTGATCTTCTTCAACGCATCGAATGACGCTGACACGGTTCCGTATCGCGCGATAAGTATGCGCCAGCACCGATTCACAAAAAGCATTTCGCGCTCTTTGTCGAGCGATACCTTAATCGCATCCTGTTTGATATCTTCCATTGACATGATGTTCCTCCATTATGTCTAGTTACCTCCATAATAAAGCCCGACGGAGGCGGAGGAGGACCTCCGCCGGGCAGAGACACTAGGCGTGAAGCGTTACGCCGCCATTGGCATAGGCCGTTACCGCGACCCCGTTGTTGTCAACAACGTTGCTCCCTGCCGCTATCCCGACGCATATCACATCAGATGCGGTAGATGCGGCCGATGTTACCGTAACCGTGACGGGCGAATTGGAGAACCCCGTACCTGCCGAAAGAATCGCGGCCGTCACAGTCAGCAATGCTCCAGCCGCATTTTTGGCACAGACGAGCTGATTGACAAGCGTGACGAGAGAAGAAGCTGGGATCGAGAAAGGAATGGTTCCCGAGGCCGATGCCTTGGAGAATGTGAGAAGGAACGTTTTTGTGGCGCCGGTCCCGGTGGATGCGACGACAGTGAGCGCGGTGAGGTCGACACTCGCCGAATACATCGGCTGAACAAACCAATTGGTTATGGTTGTCGCCGCGACGTTCGTGTCATCGCTGCGGGCGCGAACGATATAGTCATTCGAGGATATCGTCCTGAGGGCCTGGCCGTCCATCGAAGCGGTCCGGGGAGCGAGTGACTTGTCCTTCGTCTTTTCCGAATCTTTCGGCTTCTGGAGTTTGATCTTGGGAAGCCAGAAATACTCGTAGACTTTAGCGCCAGCGGGAGTCGTTCCCATCCTGAGGGTCCTGAACCCGACGGCGATGTAGGGAGACTCATCCGTTACGCCTTCGGCAATAACGCCATTGGCATAGGTGAATCCCATGAGCCTTGCATAATCGGCCGGAAGGATATCGGCGACTTCGAGAGTGACCTTCATATCTCCCACGGTCTCGCCCACCGCAAACGATCCATCGTCGCCATAGACGTTCGCGATGCTCGCTCCCCGGTCGAACGTGAGCGTTTTCGCTCCAATGAGCGGGTAGACAGTCCCGTAACTGATCGAACCTCCGGAAATATCGGTCGTATCGTCCATGACTGAATAGACGACATTGTCAAGACCGATCCTCATCCTTGTAGAAGGTATGGCCATACCACTACACTCCTTTATACCAAGTCTTCGGCGGTCAACTGTCGCCGATATCGCATAACCCGATGACGGAACTTCGTATCCGGCTCCGGGACATCCGAACTATATTCACATCCCCACAACAGACCTATCATTATCAAATCAACTGCGATCGCTATTGACGTGGTGCCAGAATCATCTGTCCACACGTCAACCTGGATGAACGACTCAACGGTGGTAGGAGTGTCATCGCTGAATAATGCATGCGGCTGATTCATCTCGGTGAATGTTACAATTGGCAATATACTAAACGTGTTAGGATATCCGAACATTATCTGATCGGTCGACCCAAGCAAAGCGACAAGAGCCGTGCTGGCCTCAAGTTTGTTTCTAACCCAGGCATTGACATCAAGCATTTTCTTCACCACCGTCTTGGTTCTTCGCGCCTTTGATCGTAGCGTCCTTTATCAAACGCTTTATATCTTCGCGATGCTTTTCGAGAGCAGGAGTCAACCATGGACGCGCGGCCATCTTGGACGTGCCAAACTCGAGATAGGGAGCATATTCTACATTCGTACCTACATATCCGATTGTCCTCTCTTCATATCCTCCCCCTTCGATTCGGTGTGTTATCGATGCTCGAAGCCTTCCTGTATCTACGGCGGGAGGTTGACCGGGAGCACTTGGACCGTTTGGCGTCATACCCAGCTTTGCCTCTCTCTCCACCATCAGGCAAGCCGTAGTTATCGCCTTACCAAGATTGCTATTGATCTTGGTGCCTTTGCTTCTAAATGAGGCCACCACGTTATCCACCTGGGCTTTCACATCTTCATCCATGCCAATATCCAATGTCGTTCCACAACGGCGAGTCGTCCCAAATATAAGAATATCCCGACAGCGCTACAGGATCGGGAGATAGGCAGAACGTGTCGACCGCTATCCCGGATACCGGTATCAGATAAGCCTCACCATGACTCGGCCACGTGTTCAAGCCCCTAATCTCGTAGGTCATTCCATTCACGATCGCTCTATATAGTTCATGGATGGAATCATCATTATCGAATCCCATCCATTTACTATTTGCAGACTGCTGATTGGCGCCCCATTCCTGCGCCTGCACTTCTGATAACGTCTTAGGTTGGACATTAGCCCATATTGTTTTAAGTAATATGAACGTCTTAGCGACGATACCTTGAGTGTTCTTGGCTTGCGTGTAATAGTAGATATCGACGGATGAGTTATCGATCATAGCCACCGTCGATATTTATTCAACGCCATCGAGTAAGGGTCATCTCCGCTCAAGTCTATGCTGTCGCCAGGGCCCATGAGGCGATACATAACCTCGCTTTCCTTAAGCTGCATCACGCCATGGGTCTTGCGTTTTATCATGTAATATTTCTTTGCGACAAGCTCGTCAACGACTTCAGTTATATCGAGGGGCAATGATGCCGGGTCTCCAACGACGTAAAGAGGATCGGACGGAAGATGATATCCAGCGATATATACAACAGTGAGATATCTAGCCGAAGCGACTGGGTCTAGCGTCAGACCTGTCACAAGCTCGCTTCCCATCCATCCGTTTTCTTTATAAACTTCGCCCTTGCTAGCGTCTTGCGCGTCACATCTATAGTCGGTGTTAAGGACAAGCGGATAACCGTTGTCGGTAATCGACGTGACAGATGCGATCGGCCACTCCTTTACCAAAAGAAGTTGCCGATTAGGAGGAGAAATTATCTCAGTATATGTGTCATATTTGAATATTCGGCTACAGTAGACGGAAGCGGCCATGGACATGGCATTAATTAGGCGCTCGAACAAGGAATCGTCGGTGGTGTTGCTAGAGGGAACACCTGCTATGTCTTTTGCGGATGCGAGCGATGTCAAAGCGCTGTCCATGACCGCCATTATTTCACTTCTCCTTGGCTTTTTTCGGGGCTGACTTCTTAGACTTCACCTCGGACTTCTTGGCCGGAACTTTCTTGGACTCTACTTTCGGTTTCGTTGCCATGTTACGCCTACTTTTCGTAGACCGTCGCGGCGGTCGCTTCGGGATTTATGTCCATGTCACCAAGGACCACGGCAACGGACACGTTTGCGGTGCCGCTCGTTCCATGCGTCGGAGTGCAGACGACGCTGACATAGCGATTGAGGCCTTCGAGGTTGACTTCCTCGACCACGCACCCATTGGCGGCGCACGAGTGCGAGGGGAGCGCGGTCTTGAGAGTTACGGCAGTGACCGGCGAAGTGGTCGAACCCTCCAGAAGCGTATTCTGGACGCTGACGGTTCCTCCTGTCGCTGCGGCGAAATTGGTGATAATGAGGGCGGATCGTGCCATCGCACCATTCGATCCGAGTCGGTCGATGACGGCACTCGTGATAGGCGTGTCGCCGGAGGTGGCCTGCGGAACGATGACCTCGCCCGCAGTACCAGCAATCCTGACGCGCTGTAGAAGTCTCTTGTCCATGATGATCTCCTAGTTGATTGGAATCGGGCGGAGCGATGGTCGCTCCGCCCTTGCCGTTACGCCGTAGCGAGCTTGTAGGTGCCCTGGATGAACGACTCCTTGTGTCGCACGTTGTAGTCGTGCAGCGTAAGGAGTCTCAAGACGGTCTGATCGTTCGAGAATGCCGAGATTGTCGCGCCAGCATCATCGACGTAGGTGGCCTCACGACTCGCCTCCATCTGCATCTCCATCTGCGTCGCGTCATAAAACTCGGAGAAGTCGCCGAGAAAAATGTCCACGTAGCCGGGGCTTCCGGCGGTGTAAGCGACTTGGTTGGA